ACGCTGTTTCTGTTGTGGTCAAGTCTTTGTAGATCTTACGTGCTGCCGGCTTGCCTGCGGCTTGCACTGCTCGCACAACATCTGCTGGCTTGCGCACAGTTTTCTGCATGGTCTCAATGGTGCTAACCAATAATGCTGTTGCTTTTCACAGTGAATGCCTGTGTGTGGCTGTCAGCCACAAGATGGATCAACTTGCGCTTTTTGGTGTCATACAACCAGGCTTCGGCTTTGTCCACGAGACTTGCGGCGGGCAAGCCTTTGAGTTTGAGTTCAGCAAATTCCATTAGCACTTTGAACTTGGCGGCACGTTTTTCTGGTGGTACTGACTTGACCTTGCGTGGCTTGCGTTCAACTTTCTTGATCTGCACATACGCACCGCAGTCATTGATCACTGCTTCGCAAAACTTCACAAGATTGCGCATTTGGATTTTACTGAAGTTGCCGTAGCCCTCAACCAATTGTGCGTCTTTGCCCTCAATCACAGTTTCAAACTCTGCAAGTTTGTGTTTCCAAATATTGGCAATATCTGAAATCATTTGAGGTGCTACATTTAGTCCACGGATCACTGTGATTGGCTTGTAGTCTGCGCTCATCTTGGCACCGTTGACCACAAACTCATCAAACATGCCGTCCAGTTCGCCGGCACACTCGCTTACCTTTTCACGCAGGCGGTCCTGAATGTTGGGTTTGGCCACTACAGGTGCGGCTTCAACAACCACAACCTCAGGCTCACGTGCATTTAGGATTTCCTGAATATAGCCTTCCAACCGAACTGTCTCAGTGTCTGTAAGATCCAGTCCCACCATGCTCATGCGGCACAGCCATGCAGTGGTCAGCCGAACTGCTGAATCAGGCACACCTTTCAATGCACGGACATCTGCTTTGCGTCCGTTGTGCTCCAAGTAAGCCACCAGCATTTCACGTGCGTCTTTTTTGCCGTAAAAGTAATTGTACCATGAAAAGGCAGCACTGAGTTGGCTGGTGCGATCATCTGTGGGTTGCACACGCCATGTGGGTTCCAGTCCTGTGTATTTGGTATCGGGACTGCGAGGGTTCAGTGGCTTGACAGCGGCTCGTGTTGCGTTCATTGGGGCTCCTTAAATTATATGTAATTATAGCAGAATGGTCATTGTTGGTCAACCCAAAGCCCTTTCGGGCTCAGGGTTTTAGAACACATGCCCTTTAAATTGCTCGTAATCATAAAATGCAACCAAAGTATTACCACGGAAAAACACTGTGAGCCCACCCAAGTCCTCACGCACATCTGCCCCGGTAGTCTCTGCAATAAAGTCCGTAGCACGAGTCTCAAGTGCTTCCATCAAGTCATCGCCGGTGGCTTCAAAACTGGCAAGAGCCTCTGCTTCATAATTGATACTGTAGTTTGGTGCTACACTGTTTATCATCTCACTGTGCAAATCGGTAACTAAATCACTCATCTTTGGCTCCTTTGTTGTTAAGTCCATATTATAGCATTTGGGCAATTATTGGTCAACCCGCCGAAAGGTAAACCCAAAGTACTATAAATATACCATGCCACGCTTATCCCTATACCGCCCCAATCGCACCAGAGACTATCAATTTTTGGACCGCACTATCAGTGAAATGTACACTGTGGGCGGTTTGGACATTTATGTTCACAAATACATGGGACCACAAGCCGGTGGCAATGACTCGGCATTAAGTGGCAACTTTGATGCCACACAGCCTACGTATGAAGCAGTGGATGTGCTGAACATTCAAGACTTGCTGTTGCTGGAAAATCGTGATAGAATTTACGACACAGATGTATATGTCATGCGCGGCGTGTACAACACACAAGACGTGGACTTTGATTTGACACAGTTTGGCCTGTTCTTGAACAACGATACCATATTCATGACGTTTCACTACAACGACATGATTGACACATTTGGTCGCAAACTCATGAACGGTGATGTGATTGAGATTCCCAACTTAAAAGACTATCATCCGCTGAATCAAAACATACCTAGAGCACTGCCTAGATACTATGTTATTCAAGATGCTGATTATGCCAGCGAAGGATTCTCAGTCACATGGTTGCCTCACTTGTGGCGTGTGAAATGCACACCAATGAAGGATCAACAAGAGTTCAACCAGATCACCAACAAGCCGTTTGTGGCGGAGAACATCTGGGATCCAGGCAACTTCTATCCCACAGGTACTGTTGTTAACTATGGTGATACTTACTATCAAGCACAGGCTAATGTACCTGCTGACACAGCCATTACCAATACCAACTTCTGGCAAGAATACACCCCCAGCACTATCAGTGATGTACAAGGCACACGCACCAAAGACTACGAAATCAACGACGCTATCTTGGCACAGGCTGACGCAGAAGTACCGTTGTCAGGCTACGACAACACCACATTCTACATTGAGCCTACCACCATTGATGGCAAGCCTGCTAATCCTACCAGTTTGACTGCTGACGAAAGTCTCACCGTGGATGGCACACAAGGCGGCATGAGCGTAACTCCCACTGGCGAGGGATATACTCAAGGATATCTCACTGGAGATGGCGTTGCACCCAATGGACTACCAGTTACTTCTGGAGTAAACTTCCCGCCTAACCCTGTGGCAGGAGCCTATGCTTTGAGATTAGATTACAAACCCAATAGACTGTTCCGTTACGATGGTGCTCGTTGGGTACGCATTGAGGACAATGTACGTACCAACCTCAACAACGGTCCAGTTAATAAGACTCTACGCAGCAGTTTTGTAAATAACACTGCTACTGTCAGCACCAAAGACCTGGGCAACATTCCAAGTCGACAAAGTCTCAGTGAAATACTTAGACCACGTGCTGACAACGGCGACCAAGGTGGATTCTTGCCACCTGGCACCTAACCGGGAGAACCCAAATTCAAGCCTTCTTTTATGACGAACAGATACGCAGATTTTTACTGCAATTTACTAGAATCTTTTCTGGATTCCAGATTGAGTACGCCAATGAAAATGACGGAGTCAATGCTGCCGCACTGATTCGTGTGCCTGTTCGATACGGTGACGCCAGTCGCAACGCACAAACCATCATACAGGAAAACAGTCGCAACAGTTTGCCGTCAACCCCGCTGATGACTTTTTACATCACTGGCCTGGACTATGAACAAAGCCGCATGCAAGATCCTTACTATGTGAGTAAAATCAATGTGCGTCAACGAACTTACGATCCTTCAACAGAAACTTATGAAACCACACAGGGCAATGCATTCACAGTGGAACGACTCATGCCTGTGCCATTCAAACTCACCATCAACTTGGACATTTGGACATCGAACACCAATCAAAAGTTGCAGTTGCTGGAGCAGGTGCTCACACTGTTCAACCCCAGTTTGGAAATTCAAAGCACAGACAACTACATTGACTGGACCAGTTTGAGTGTGATGTACCTGGACCGTACCACGTGGACCAGTCGTACCATCCCTATTGGCACAGACAATCCCATTGACGTTGCCACGCTGACATTCAGCATGCCTATCTGGATATCACCTCCTGCCAAAGTGCTAAAACTGGGCGTGGTTGAACGTGTGATTGCCAGTATGTATGATTCTCAGGGTGACTTGAACAATGCCGTTGACAACGATGACCTGTTGATGGGTACTAGACAAGTGATCACACCTTTCAACTATGCCGCAGTGTTGATTGGCAACAAACTACAGTGCTTGCAACAACAATACCTGGCACAAGAGCCCAGCAATGATACCATCACTCCCACAGAGATTGTGCCTGACAGCAACCTGTTGTGGCCAGCAGTGATTGACTTGTACGGATCTTTACGACCTGGTATCAGTCAAATACGATTGATACAGCCTGACGAAACTGAAGTAGTAGGAACCATTGCACTGGATCCCAACGATGACCGGTTCTTGTTGTTTGATGTGGACATTGATACCACTCCACAAAACACTTTAGATCCCATTGATGCAGTGATTAATCCGCTGACATCAGGGCCACAAGATGGATTGGATTCTGCCATCGACGGACAACGTTATTTGCTCACTGAAGACACAGGATCTCTGGACAATCCTGACCCTGCCACGTCCTGGGTTGGCGCCAATGGACGCGGACTAGTGGCGCAGGCCAATGACATTATACAATACAGCAACAATTACTGGCGTGTGGTATTCCGTGCCGCTACAGAAAACAACAACACACAGTATGTCACCAATCTTACCACAGGCATTCAATATCGTTGGATGGGCGATTCCTGGGTCAAGAGTTATCAAGGTGTATACACAGGAGGCACCTGGAGGATTGTGCTGTGAAAGCAGTGGGAGTTTGGTTCCGCAGCAGTGCTACGGGACGTTATCTATATTTGCTACGCAATGACACCCGACACCCTGG